CACGAACAGAGCGTGTGTCAACATTCTTGGCGAAATTCGTGTCGGAAACAGGCAACTTTTTTAGGAACGGAGGACGCTTATGAACAATTTACAATGAGAACACTGCCTCTTGTTCCTTTCATGCGGGAAAGACTCCTTACGCTGAAAGAAGAACAGCAGGAAAACCGCCGCTTGTGCGGACGCAGCTGCATCAAGGACTATCTTGAGTATGTATGTGTCAATGAGATTGGCGATCTGATCAAGCCGCATTATGTCACAGAGAGCTTTCCGAAGCTTCTCAAGGCAAAGGGAATGAGACAGATCAGGTATCACGATCTCCGGCATAGCTGTGCCTCGCTGCTTCGAGGAAACGTTCTAACGTTTGATAATGTTTAAATTCAATGTTTCCTCTGCAAACGGCGTTCCCATGAAGCAGATTCAAGAATGGCTCGGGCACAGCGACTTCGGGGCTGCGGCGAACATTTACGCACATCTGGATTCCAGACGCAATGCTCAATGGTTTGGGCTTTGCACAGAACTGAAAAAGAAAAGCCAGCAGCCGAAAAAACCGACTACTGGCGTGATTTCTGTCCTCGGCACATGAAAAAGATATTTTTGCGGTTTCTTTGGTGGGATCTGAACCTCTGCAAGCCTTGCTTGGAAGTATGACATCACTGCTCCACCTCGGTTTCCACTTCCATGCCGCCGATGAACACCACCTTGATCTTCTCCTTGGATTCTACGATGACACATTGCAGGATCTGGCGGATCACTGCATCGTCATAGGTAAGCGGATGATTTTTCATGCCGTCGAGGATGGTGAAGATATTGTCCAGTCGGGACGCCGTATTCTGCCGGTGCTGCTCGGCGGCAGCGTATTCTGCCAGTTCCTTTTCAAGCTGGCGCTTTTCTGTCATCAGATCCGTAATGCGGGGATCAGTGAGCAGCTCCTGCTGATTTTCGGCAGTCACGCTGTTCAGCAGGCTTTTGAATTCCTGATCGATCTGCGCAATGCGGATCTGTATTTCAACGCTCTTGTCCTCTCCGGCCCCGGCACCGAGGCCCAACCGAATGTGCTGCTTGAGGGTTTGCAGGATATTCGGGTCGATCTGCGCTGTTTTCAAAACTGCATCCATGATGGCGTTTTGCAGTGGTGCTTCTTCCATCGTCGGCGAGTGATGGCAGTATTTTTTGCCGTAGTCCAGCCGGTTGATGCAGCGCCAGACGATTCGCTTTTTCCCGCCTACGGTCCATGTGTAGCGACGGTATGGCGTGCCGCATTCACCGCAGATCAGCAGCTCCGTTAGGGCGTATTTACCGCAGTACTTGCCCTGTTCCGTAGTGGTGCCCGTTTGCTTGACCTTGCGTTTGGAAGCACGACGGGCCAGTTCTTCCTGCACTCTGGCAAAGGTAGCCGTATCGATGATCGCCGGGTGGTTGTTCTCCACATAGTATTGGGGCCGCTCTCCGGCGTTGACCCGGACCTTTTTGCTGATGCAGTCCTCTACATAGGTTTTGCCCAGCAGAGCGTCCCCCTTGTATTTCTCGTTAGAAAGGATCGATTGCACGACGCTGGCCTGCCATACCGTTCTGCTCATGGGCGTCGGAATGCCGTCCGCAGTCAGGCCGTTTGCGATCTGCTGCAGGCTGTCCCCTGCGAGGAAGCGGTCGTAGATCCGGCGTACCGTGTTTGCCTGCTCCGGGTCGATCTCCGGCTTGCCGTCCGCTCCCCGGTGATAGCCGAGGAAGGACTTATAGGCGAAGAACACATTTCCCTCCTTGGCGCTTCGGGCTTTTCCCCATGTCACATTGTGGCTGATATTCTCGGATTCGCTTTGGGCGACGGAACCATAGATGGAGATGTAAAATTCCGAGGAAGGATCGATGCTGTGCAGGTTCTGTTCCTCGAAGTACACATCTACCTTAAGCTCCCGGAGCATTCGGGTGATCTTGAGGCAGTCCAGCGTGTTCCGGGCGAAGCGGCTGATGGATTTGACGATGATCATGTCCACCTTGCCACGCTTGCATTGGCGAATGAGCTTGTTGAATTCATCCCGCTTTTTCATACTGGTGCCGGTGATACCCTTATCGGCTGCTGTACAAAAAGGACTAATAAATTCACGCCGTGCAGGATTCGCGCAAGGTTTCCATCAGAGCTTCAATCTCATCGACAAGATTCAGCCGGATATCCATGCGCCCGTCCGGGTAGATGGTGACGGAGTGCAGCAGATTAGTGGAGATTTCTTTGGTAAGCGCCGTAATCCCGGCATAGCTTTTGAAATGCTCGATTACGGCGTTGCTATTGTCGTCGCTGCCGCTTATTTTGCGCTCCAGCTCCAAGACCGTGCGGGAGATTTCCTCTGCCTGCGCCGTCAGAGCTTTCTTCTGCGCGGCGAAGCTCTCGCGGGAGATTTCGCCCTCCACCAGTCCTTCATAGAGGTCTTGCAGCCGCTTGTCAAGCCGGGCTTTCCGGCTCTGGAGGGTCTGCAACTGTCGCTGCGCCTGTTTGCGGTCAAGCTGCCGCTGCTCCTGCCTTGTTTGCAGGAGCCGGTCTATGCTGACGGCGTATTGGGCATAGACCTGTATGGTATCGATGACAGCTTCCAGAATATCGGCCTCCGGGACTTTTTCCTCCGAGCAGTCAAAGCCGGTATTCAGCCTTTTCATGACGCAGCGGTAGGAGCCGTTCTTCTTATTGTCCCGCTGCATGGCATGACCGCATACGCCGCAGATCACCTTGCGCTTCAGCGGATTCCCGCCGCCCGTCATGACTTCTCGCTCCCTGTATTCCCGCATACAAGCCTGTGCTTTCTCGAACAGCGCCTCCGGCACAATGGCCTCGTGCCTGTCAGGGACGATAACCCAATCATTGCGGGAGATTTTGACCGTGTGGGTGCTGCCTACAATATCCCGGCTTCGTTTGCCGTACACCGTCTTTCCAATATACCGCTCGTCCCGCAGGAACTTTGCGACCAGATTGGCCGTCCAGAAGTTTTCATCTTGGATGCTGTGCCACGGCGTCCTTGTGCAGCCTGTCTCGACTTTGTAGTTCTTTGGAGAGCTTACGCCCTCACCGTTCAGCGCCGCCGCAATCTCCCATGTTTTTGTACCATCCGCTGCCATTTGAAAGATGCGCCGTATCACCTCGGCGGCTTCCGTATCTACCAGAAGATGATTCTTGTCCTCCGGGTCTTTGACATATCCGTAAGGCGCATAGGGACTGAGAAACGCCCCGCGCTCGGCTCTGGCCTTCTTTGCGCTTTTTACCCTGCGGGAAAGGTCACGGCTGTACAGGTCGTAAATCAGTGTCCGAAACGAAGTATCGAGGCTGTCGATATCCAGCGGATTGCTGCTGTCAAAGCCGTCGTTGACGGAAATGAAGCGCACACCCAGGAACGGGAACACGCGGGAGATGTAGTCGCCCACGGTGAGGTAATCACGGCCAAAGCGGGATAGGTCTTTTACTACGATGCAGTTGATCTGCCCGCGCCTGACCTGCTCCAAAAGCGCCTTTACTGCCGGACGCTCGAAGTTCGTACCGCTCCAGCCATCGTCACAAAACTCCAGTATTTCAGAGCCGGCCAGCTCCGCATGACCGGATACATATTCCCGGAGGAGGCTGCGCTGGTTGGATATGCTCTCGGATTCGTTCTTTTCGCCGGTTCGCAAATCCTCATCCTCGCTGGATATGCGAAGATACATCGCCGTTTTCATGCGTCAGCTTGCCTCCCTTCCAGATATGTACAGAGCTCCTTGTATTCGTCCCGGTAGCGGAACACGATCTCGATATTGCTGTCACCGTCCACATACACACGCTCAATCAGTGCCTGCGCCATTTCTTTTGTCAAAGCATCCGCGCCCCGGAAGCTGCCGAAGGCCGCAAGGAACGGGTTTTCCGGCGTGTGCGCCGCTTCCGCTGCCTGTCGGCGGGTCAGAGCTTCGATCAGCCGCTCCGCTTCCTCGGCTTCCGCTTTGTAGCGACGCTTCAGCGTCATATACTCCTGCTCGATCATGAGCTGATCCACATAGCTCTGATACAGGCTGTCATACAGGCCGTTGCAGCGCTTGAGCGCCTTTTTCGCGGCGTCCAGCCTGCCTTGCAGCGTTGCGGTCTGCTTTCTGTATTTGGGGGAGCTGTTCACCCTGCGGATGAGCGCCTCTATATCGGCGGCAAGTGCAATCTGTGTCTGGATGGCTTGCAGGAGCATGGGGAACAGTGCGTCCTCCCGGATGTTTTTCAGCGGACAGCTGCCAATGTCGTTGGCGTGGGTCGGGCAGATAAAGGTGTACCACAGCTTTTTTTCGTGGCTCACATTCTTGTACCGCACCAGCGGACGCTTGCAGTCGGCGCAGTAGACCAGCCCCTTGAGGATGTTTTCGGTGGTTTCCAGATGCGTGAATCTGCCGAGGTTTTCAAAGTATTCCGCATTTCTGCGCTGTGCAAGCGCCTGCACCTTATCGAATGTCTCCCGGTCGATCAGCGGCTCGTGGGTATTTTCCACGACGATCCATTCCTCTTTTGGCTTCATGTACTGGCCTCGATTTTCGTAGAAGGACTGCCGCTTTGTACCCTGCACCATGTGCCCGATGTACACCTGCCGGGACAGGATGTTTTTTACAGTCTGAACGTACCAGATCACACCGTTGTACTTTTCTGTTTTGCACGCGCCGGTATTGTACAGATAGGCAGAGGGTGAGGGTATGCCCTCGTCATTGAGCCGCCTTGCGATCTGCGTGACGCCAATGCCCTCGGCACGCCACCGGAATATCTGCCGGACAACGGGAGCCGTTGCCTCATCCGGTTCCAGCCTGTGTGGGTCGTCCGGGCATTTGCGATAGCCGTAGGGTGCCCACGCGCCGATGAAATCGCCGTTCTTCTGCTTTGCCGCCAGAGCCGAGCCGGACTTCCTGGAAATGTCCTTGCTGTAGACCTCGTTGATCAGATTTTTCAGCGGAACCAGATAACCGTCCGCGCCCCGCTGGGCAGTAAGCGTGTCAAAGCCGTCGTTGACGGCGATGAATCGCACGCCCAGAAAAGGAAAAATGCGTTCCAGATAGTTGCCGGTCTCCTTGTAGTTTCTGCCAAAGCGGGATAGGTCTTTGACCACGATGCAGTCCACCTCTCCGCGCTTGACCGCCTCCATCATCTTTTCAAACTGAGGACGGTCAAAGTCCGTGCCGGTTCGTCCGTTATCACAGAACAGGGCTACAAGCTCCATATCGGAACTGCTTTCAATAAAAGAAGTTAGCAGCGCTTTCTGTCCCTCTATGGTATCCGCGCCGGGTTTGCCGCTGTCCTCCACGGAAAGGCGGGCATAGGCGGCGGCGCGGTATTGCTTCTGCGCCTGTGCGGGAGCTTCCGCCGCCGGAATGACCGGGTTTGTCTTTCGTTTCGTTCTTGCCACTTATACCACCTCTCTGATCTGCGCCCGGCGCAGGATATCCGTCTGCCACGCAAATTCGTCTGCAAAGCGGAAGCGGACTTCCACGCGGTTATCCCTGTAAATGAGGATGCGGTCGATCAGCGCCACAACGATGCTGCGCTCCAATTCCGTGATGTTCAGGTGCTTTCTGAACTGCACCATCCACTCCCGGTGCCCGCCGCCGTACTCTTTGATTTGCGTAAGGGTCTCCTGCAAGGCGTCCATCTGTTTTTCGCACTCGGCGCAGCGCCCTGCGTAGTTCTGCTTGAGCCTTGCGTATTCGTCCCGGTCGATGATGCCGTCTGCAAGGCTTTCATACAGGGACATGAGCAGCTTCTGGAGCCGCTCATGCTCAGAGCGTTTCTTGTCAAGCTGCCGCTGCACCTTCTGGGCTTCTGCGGTTCTCAATGGAGCAGTATCCGTCATGGCAAGAATATCGTCCAGATCAACCACGTCCCGGATATACTGCTTTACCGTATCCAAAACCAGCTGTTCCAGCGCCTCGTCACGCATCCGGTGGGGAGAACAGGATCTGTCCTGCTTGTGCGCTGCGCAGACGTAGTAGACATACTTTTTATTTCCGGAGGGAACGGTTTTTCGTACCATGCTTGCGCCACACTCGCCGCAGAACACCATGCCGCTGAAAAGCTGCACCGCGCTGTCGCCGGGGCTGCGGCGGGTATCCAATGAGAGCGCCTTCTGTACGCTGTCAAAGTCCCGGCGCTCAATGATGGCTTCGTGGGCGTCCGAAACGATTGCCCATTCGCTTTCCGGCTTTGTGACGCGCTTTCGCACCTTGTAGCTGGGTGTGGTTTCTTTTCCCTGAATGAGTACGCCGGTGTAGACCGGATTTTTCAGGATACGGAGCACGGCGTTGGCCGACCATGCCGCCTGCGGGTTCGCCTTGAAGGAGGTGACAAACCTCATGCCCAGCGATCTTTTGTATTCCATGGGCGAAAGCACGCCGCTGTGATTCAATCGGGCGGCGATATCCTGCGGGCTCATGCCCTCCAGCTTCCATTTGAAGATATCTCGCACGATGTCGGCGGCGTACTCGTCTGCCACCAGACGGTTTTTGTCTGTTTCGTCTTTCAGATAGCCGTACACGGCAAATGCGCCGATGTACTGGCCGCTCTTGCGTTTGACCTCAAGCTGGGTGCGGACTTTCACGGAAATATCCCGGCAGTAAGCTTCGTTTATGAGGTTCTTGAACGGGATGATAAGCTCGTCCGAAGCGTTCTTTCCGCCGAGGCTGTCGTAGTTGTCGTTGACGGCGATAAAGCGCACGCCTAAAAAGGGGAATATCTTCTCGATGTACTCGCCTGCGTCCAGATAATTTCGGCCAAAGCGTGAGAGGTCTTTTACGATGATGCAGTTGGTGCGTCCCGCCTTTACGTCCTCCAGCATTTTCTTAAAGCTCGGCCGCTCGAAATTGGAGCCCGTGAAGCCGTCGTCGATCCTGACGGCGTATTCCCGAAGCTCCGGGCGGGTTCGGATAAAGTCACGCAGCAGCTCCCGCTGCCCGGTGATGCTGTTGGATTCCTCTTTATCCCCATCGTCCCTCGACAGCCGGAGGTAAAGCGTGGCGTTCCAGATTTTTGTTTCGGTGTTGTGTTGCATATTGCCAGCTCCTTTCCTCCAAAATTGTACCCTGCGTTGCGCAGGACTGTCGAGGATGTCGCAGGATCAGCCCTTTGTGCGGATATATGCTTCCAGCCTGTCCTCCAACGAAACATCCGTATCGGCGAAGCTGACCCTGACCACATATTTCCCGTGCCGGTAGCAGTAGGGATTGCCGATCTGACGGATGAAATCCAGAATGCGCTCCCGCTTGGGCAGCGCGGTGTTGACCTTTACATTGCGGATATCCACCAGCGCCGCAGGGTCAACGGCGCGAATATCCATATCGGATGCCGTATATGCGTCCATGCCATACCTCCTTGCCTGGGTTATTTCATGGTTATGACTGTATAAAGGAATGTATGAATCCGGGAT